TATTTTAGTTTGTTTTGCTTGCATTGACTAAATCGTAAATTCTTTTAAATTTTTTTTGTTGATCATAAAAGAAGTCAGCTCCAGCTTTTCTCATGCTTTTAAAACTTTTTGGATCTGCTCCAGATAAAATACCTGCACCTAATACTGCATCTGCACGAGATACAAATTCACCATCAGCTAACTGAGCTAACATTGTGTCTTCATCTTTATCTCCATTACCGGCACCGTCTTCTACATAGCCTTGTGCTCTTACATAATTGTTATGATCATTTTCGTCATGATCTGTTTTAGATGGTAAATAGTTTACACCACCATGATTATATTTTTTAACTATCTCCGCTAGTCCACCTTGGTTTGCATAAAACATATTTGAACCATATACTTGCTCTCTTGTAGGCATCGTGTTTGTAGCTGGTACAAAAGCACCTTCTAATTTAGCAGCTTGTTCTTCATAAGCTTTTCGATAATCCTCTTCTGTAAACGGTGGTTCAGGAGCTTCTTCTTCAGGTGCTAATAATGGTAATACAGTTGAAGCTATTAACGCACTTTCAAGTGGTTTCTTTTTTGCTTTTTCTAATATTGCTTTAATACCTGTTGGAGCTGCTTTATCAACAGTAGCACCACCTCCTCCTACTATTACTTCGGATGTTGGAGAACTTTCCGCTATTTGAGCTACTACATTTGGATCCATGAATTGTTTACCATAAGTTGCTGCTTGTGGAATAGTTTTTAAACCTTGAGTTGCTCCATAAGTTGCTTGTGATCCACCAATACCTAGTGAAGATAAAGGTGCTCCTTGAAATGCTTGTACGCCTCCAAGTTGACCTAAACCATATGCACCCCCTCCTATAAGAGCTGCATCTTTTAAAGCAGTTCTGGTTGATTTTCCTCTAAGTTTTTGTACGCCAAATGTGGCTAATGCTAATGTAAATGGATCCATAGTCTATTTCTTTAATTATAGACAATATTACCATTTTACTTAGGTAATATCAACTCGTCAGCAAATCGTCCTTCATACTGATGTTCACCAATATGAGCAATAGGATCATCGATAAAGGCGTAACATTTACCCCCTATATCTCTCCATAATTTACAGAAAGAAAAGTCTTCTCCTAAGTAAGTTTTTTCTACTGGATCATGAGTAGTATCAAAGAAGTTCCATAGATGAGGCATCGTAACATACTGACCATTTATAACTGTTTTTTGTACAATGTTTTTGTCTGGGTATTTTTCAATCATTTTAGTAAAGACAGATCTTTTAATTAACATACATCCAGTTGGACTATGGGTTACTTCAATAACTCCTCTATCAACATCTACGTTATCATTATTAGGTATCTTCATTGGGTAAGTATGTAAAGATTTTCTTATATCATCCGCATTTTTAATTTTACCTTGTTTCATTTTGTCATAAGCTTTGTCCCAACGTAATGTTTTTAATGGATAAGGTATAGAGATTACATCTTTATCTCTTTCAATCATTTTAAATATAGACTCTGCATTAAATAAAATATCTGAATCAACAAATAATAAATGAGTCATAGGGGAACTTAAAAACGAAGATACACATAGATTTCTTCCTTGAGTAACTAAAGAAGATTTCATTATTTGAAAAGTTACATCTACATTTTTTTGAAAACAAAGTTTTTGAAACTCTAATAAACCTTGTGCATAATGAATAGAGCAATCACTATGAACAGGTGTTGCAACAAATACAGAATAAGGTGCTTTATCTAATTCTAGTTTAAAAGGTTTATTATTATTTTTCCATAATGGTGTAATATTTTTTTGATAAGGCTCTGAGTTTACTTTTAGTTCTTTTAAAGTTTGATAGGTATCTGGATTAACATAAGTTTTATTTTCTTTCATTGATAGCTCCTTTTAAGAAACTTTCCCATTCCATTCCCTTTTTATGCCAATTATAAAATCTTTTATAAAACTTTTGTTGTTCTTCTAAGTGATTTTGTATAAAATCTTCGTGCAAATAATTAGCTGCAACTTCGATAGCTGCTGCCGTAGCTATAGCCATAGTTTCATAATTTTTATTATAATTAATATACACTGGCCACTCTGCACAAGTTTCATAGAGTGCACCAAAGTTATTAGTAATTACATGAACTCCTGCTGCTAATGCTTCCATAGCAGATACACAAAAAGTTTCTTCAAAAACACTAGGATAAACATACATATCATATTCATTCATATGTTCTAAAATATATTCGTTTGGTTTGTAACCAATATAGTTTACATTAGGTAATTGTCTTGCTTGTTCATATAAAGGTTTAAACTGATCATCATTTTGTTGTTTAAAAGCATCTCCATATACTTGAGTAGAACTATAAACATCTAAAGTAATATTAGGGTTTTTTATTTCTTGCATTGCTCTTAAGACAACATTCAATCCTCTCCAAGGTGTGTTGTGATGTAATATTTTTATAGGTTCACCCTTTTTATATATTTTTCTTTTGGGAAAATTGTTTACTCCGTTTTTAATTACTGTAGATCTTTCAGTTGGTATATCAAAGAAGTATCTAAATTTTTCATAATTCCAATGACTATTAAATACATACCAATCATATTCTTTGTGTCTTGCTTTGTTACCAAAAAACTCTTGAAGGTTAGGTTGATCCCAAGAATTCTTTTGCCATAATATATTTACTTTATTAGGATCAATTGGAACTTTACCAGGAACAGAAGTACATATTTGTACTTGATCGAGTAACTCTTTTGGAACATGCTTATGCAGCATTTCCATTTGTATTTCAGTAGCACCTCTTGGTTTCATTAATTTCTTTTATTTATAAATAAATTTATGGTTAATCTTCCGTTTTCTATTGAATCACCATGATGTCCATAACCTTTATGATTATAGTTTCCATCATACATAATAAACCTGTTGCTAACAAATTTTATATCATTAATCAAGTTTTTATTATCATCAAATAAATATGTCCCTGAATTTAAATTAGTTTCAGATATATATATTAAAGCAGCCAAATCATCAGGATCTTTATGAATCCAGTCTTTAGGATTATCTTCTTCTAATCTTAAATGAATAAATGATCCAATTTGCCAAACTCCATGATCTAATAATTTTTTTTGATGTATTAAAGATGTAATGTATTCGTGAAAGATAGGGTTAGTTGTACCTAAAAACCTACTTCTCAAACCCGGCCAATAACTTTTTTGATTTTCTAATTTTTCAAATTCTTCTGAAGAATAAAGTTTAATTTTTTTTATTTCTGGTAGAATAAAATTTAAATTAGGAAAAAAGTTTTCTTCCTGTATTAATTTCATTCTTTTGTTTTTGCGCCCATTGTAACTTTAGTAACTTTGATTTCGAGGTCTTGTCTAAAGTCATCCACAGTAGTGTCAGTATTGGGGTCAGCAACATCAGAATCAAAATCAGCTTTGCTAGCATATATCTTTCCCGTTCTTTTGTTTTTAATAATTTCTTTTGCTTCCGCAGGTATTTTAACTAATTCACTCATAATTATCTTCCTTGTTTGTTGTACTTCTTATAACTCCTTTTCTCGTTTTTGTTAAGTCTTTTTTTGTGACGACCTGGCCTCTTAGGAGGTTTCTCTCTAGGGACGTAGTGTACAAATTTTTGTTTAGCCATTATGCAATCTTACATTAAATGAAATAGATATTCTAGCTTTCTCTTCTTTATGGGGCATTACCATATGCTTAAAATAAGAAGGAAAAAGAATAAAGATATTATTTTTTGGTTTTATACTATAATGATGAAAAAAATCATTATCATTAGATATATAAGAACTTATATCTGAAAAAACTGAAATATCTGTATTATAGAATAGTAATTCACCCCCTGTTTCCGTAGTATCTATATAATAAACTCCAGAAAAATGAGAATTAGGATGAATATGAGCTATATTAAAATTATCTTTATAATTTTCATTTATCCACAAATTACATAACTGTATATTCTTAGTTTTTATTTCATAATGTTTATTTAAAGTTTCAACACATTTTTCACCAATTGTTTTTAAAATAAATTCATTAACGATATCATGAGATTGAAAACCACCACGATTAGTAATAACTCTACCTTTATTTAAATTTTTATTTATTTGTAATTCTTTAATAATTTCTTCTTTTAAATTATTATTTATAAATTCTTCTACAATAATAGATTGAGTAAAAATTGTATGTTTAGCCATTCTGATCGGATCTATTTATTTCAAGTATAGATACCACAGCTGTAACTCCAGTGCTAGTATTAGATTCTAAATTAAGAATATCACTCTCTTCTAATATAATTGGACCTTTAGCTATATTACAAATTGTAGGTCCTGAGATGGATGCATAGGCTATTTGAATAGTAGAGGTATTAGTTGCATCTGTGATGCTTGCTTTTACAACCTTGCTACCAGATTCGTTTGTCACTTGTATATTCTGTATGATCGCTCTCGAATTAGATGGAGAGGTATATACAGCTATCGCTGATGTAGTAGTCGGTGCAAAGAATGCGTTTTTATAAATATTTGCCATTATGTCAAATCAACCCATTTTAAAGTACCACAGATGTCATCACCATTAGATGCACCTTTAGCACATAGTGTTAATGTATCAGAAGAACCAGCAATTGTCTGTCCTAGCTGATAAGAAAAGTTAAACCCATCTTGTGCAAATTGTAAATTGTTTGCACCTTTACCAGATAAATAAGCTTGGCCTACAACCGTTCCACCTGTAATTGTTGTTGTTCCTGTTAAATCATATTCTACATTATCAGAATAACTCGTGTATGAAAATGCGGTGCTTGGTGTTGCATTGAGTCTTAATTCTATTTGAAAATCAGAGTTAGAAATAGCTGACGCTGCAATGTCAATTGGAATAATCACTGCATATGGTCTACCAGATTTAATTCTAATCGTTGCTAAATTATAATATGTTCCTGCTGTTGTTAAATTAACTCCGCCTAATGAAGCCGTTCCGATAGATTGACGTAATCCTTCTGGTGCATAACCTCCTTCAATCATAGCGGTTGAACATACTTGTTGCAATACTGCTGCACCTGATATAGTCCCTGTAGTTTCTATTTCATATCGGATAGGTAAGTTTGCCGTTTGCATATAAACGGTTGTTAAATCATTTGCATTTAAAAATGTATGAGCTGTAATAAATTTACCATCTATTACAAAACCAACTCTGACTGCTCCCATACCCAACCATTCATAATCAGTAAATAAAATTGTGGCCTTATCTACATTTAAAGTATATCCACTCGCACCACTACCATCTAGTTTATCACCGTTCCAAGAGGATTGAGATATTTCAGTATCTACTGCAGATCCAGTTACATAAGTACGTCTAACAATTTTTAATGTTGTACCATCAGCATAAAAGAATATTCCATTGTTTGCATCAAACGTTCCTACCTTTTGTTTAAGGTCTGCTTCTGGAGTATTCATTACAAATGTATTTAATATCAATAATGATTTACCGGGTTGATAACTCATAACTCTTTTAGATTGTCTAATAACTTTGTCACCACTAGCTGTAGTTACATTTAAATTAACTGTAGATTTATTAGCAGTATAAGTGACTGTTCCTGATCCAGTTAAGTCTTCATCAAAGAGATCATTCTTTGACATAACATTTTTAGAATCAAATATAGTAAGTGGATTAGAAACTCTTAATCGCCCAAATGCATCATAGGCAGTAGATCCATCTCCACCACCAATAACTGTTGGTTCAACGTTGACATTATTACAACTCATATTACCTCGAAATATACCAAGAAAGTCTTTCGACTTCCTGTTTTAATTCTTCTTGAAAGCTTGTATTTAATTGATCTTGAACTGTACGAATAGCTTGAGCTATCTGTCTTTGGTTTTCTTGTCTATATTCAGGAGTAGGCTCAGGAATACCTGCATTAATTTTAGCCATGTAATGCTGCTCCTCTTTCTTTAGATGAGAATCCAGGTTGTGCTCTTAATGCTTCTAATCCAAATATATCAGGTTCCATTATCCCCTCATTCCGTCAGGTTGTACATCTGCTCTAAAGGTACCAAATCTCCAGTTTTGATCTGTTGAGGTGTTTGCAATTTTTAAACTAGCAAACCTAGACCTAGCACGGGTATCTATTTTATCAGTTGAACTATTTATTGTAAAGGGTCCAAGGGGTGAAGACACTGCTCCATCAGCAGGATAATCTCTTAAATTAATTGTTATTTGAGCGTCACCTGTTAATAATTTAAAGTCTGGTACAAATCTTCTCATACTAATAAATACTTCTCCTTCACCTAAATTAAAATCACCAGATTGTATAAATGCAGGTATTGCTGTTTTAGCGCCTGTTGAATCCACTTCATTATTACCAATTTCATGAGCATAATATGTAGATGCTCCGTTTACATTTGTTACACCTTGTATAGTTGGAAATGTTGGTGTGCCAGTTGAATTAAATTTAGTTGCATATGGGTTGTCGTATAATGTAGCATCAGCCCAAGAGGTTCTGTCCATAGAACCTGTAGTCCAAACATTTTCTTCATAGTTATAAGATACCACTCTATCGACTTTTTCAGATCCTGATTTAGGGTAAAACCAATTAATCTCACTATATAAATGATTTAAACCTGCGTAAACAACTTCTCCTGAATTGTAATTAATACCTAGATTATTACCTTTGTTAGTAAATACAAAATCTTCTACTAAACAAGGGAGAGCTTTTACAGTACCATCGTATACAAAGAAACCACCTGCTTGACCCATCCACCATACAGCTCCATTAACGTATTTAATCGCATGTTGGCCAATAGCTCCACAATTACTTCCTACTTGTCTAATAGAAAAAGTAAATGGTGGACCCACAAACTGCATAACATAAGCAGCAGTATCGGTAAGTATTAAAATATAATCTTTAGCTTTAGCAGCACCTACTATTTTAACCCCAGAGTCTAGTCTAAATGTTCCCGCAGTATTAATTGAAGTTGGTGTGTAATCTGAGATATCTTCTTGATCAGAAAATCTTATAAACATTTTATCTTGAGGATTTGCACCTCCTATTGTTGTTTGAGTTCCAAGTAAAATTAAATGTCTGTCTCTTTCAGAGACAATCGACATAACGGATTTTGTCGGAGCACCACTAACTACAGTGGCTCTTGTAGTTAATGCAGACGGATCCGAATGTATCGGACTCCATTGAAATGTTTTACCATTTTTAACTGTTGCAATAAGTATTTCACCAAAGTGGTCTAGTGACCATGAGCCAGGATCTAATATAACAGAAGAAGTTGTTGAGGCAGAACCCCAAGTTCCTCTTGACCAAGAGCCTGTTCCCCAACCGTATCCATAAGTTTGTGATAATGGACCAACAGTTGCATATGGATTAATGTCTGCAGAACCACTTGCAGAAGTGGTTGCAGTTGCTGCCGCAGCCATTGTAATTGTAAACGTATCCGCATCGGGTGCAGTCACAACTTGAAAAGTATTTGTTTCAAAATCAGCAGCTACATAACCAGCACCTGAAGGTGGTGTTACATTTGTAAATGTAAATAAGTCTCCTGCAATCAAACCATGTGCTACATAGTTTACGGTAACAGTAGCTGAAGTATCTGTGGTATCAAATGTTGCACCTGTAAGTGCTGTATCAAGAGGAGTGATATCATAAAATGAACCTTCGTAATAAATAAATAATCCTTTGTTAGTACCTAAAGCTGCGTACTTTCTGCCATCTAAATCTGCCCAAACTAACTGTTCTCTAACAGCACCAACTAAAGTAGAACCAGTTATCTGCTCCCACCCACCAATTTTTTCTGGTAGACCATATCTAAATCTAACAAAGTCACCATCTGTCCATTGCCCTTCGGCTCCTGTTTCTGTGACTTGTTTGTTAAATCCTGGTCTTATCTGTACGTTTGTTAAAGGCATAAAATATTATACCTTATTTAAGTGGTAGGTTAAAGATAGTCTATTTCTAATATAACCATGTAATTAGTATCTGTTTGAGTATGTATTTTAAAGGGTGTTCTTCTATCAAAAATTAATACTCTATTTTCTACAGCTTCTAGTTTAGATTCTAATGTTTCAACATAACCATTCGAGCTATTAATAAAAAATACGGCTTTATTATTTAAACAAAAATTTTCTAAATCTAATCTATTAGGGATTTCTCTTTGAGATTTATTATTTGTAAAAAGACTTAATTGACAAAAATTAATTTTTTCTACTTTTAACTTTTTAATTATATCTTCTGTTATAGGTTGAAAAAAATCTGAATTTATAGATATTTTATTATCGACTTTGTCTATTATCTTGTGGGATAATATAAAAGGGTTTTGATTAACAATAAACCATGGAAAATTAACACTACTTATTATTTTTTGTATAAAAAATAAATGTTCATTATCAATAAAGTTATTAATAACATTAAACATCTTTTGGTTTTTCCCCCACTACTTTACTATCGTTATGAGTAGCTTCTTGTTTTACTGCATCTGGAAATTTTTCATTAAATTGCACAACCATCCTCATTAAACAATTGCCGAAGTGTCTTAAAGATGAAGCACTTAAATATATTTTTTTATGTTTTTTAATAATTTTAATTTCGTGATCTTCAAAATTTATATCGCAAGAGCCATCTTTTTTTTGTTCAAAGTTCATTTTTTTATCCCCACATAAGGTCTTTCATCTAAATAAAAGTTTTTATTTTTTCCTTCTGCATCAACATAATGTAAAAAGCTTTGAGCCTGCCAGTCTCCTTCAAATGGCTCACGCCAGTGTAATAGTTCACAACCAAGATATATAATAGCATCTCCAGGTTTAGTTTCAACTGGCTGATCTTCCATATAAATAGGCCATTGAGTTTCATCACTACCAATATGAACAGTTACACTTATTTCACAAGAAGGACGATCTTTATGTTTTTTTAAATCTGAATACTTTGTGTACATTCTCCAAAAAGTATAAGTAGGTAATAATTTTTTTCCTGTTTCAAGTTCCATTAATGATTTTTTACTTAGCATAAGGGACTCCATAATAGGGTCTGCATAAAAACAGGTATCCCCATTATTATTTTGATTATGATCAAAGTTAGTTTCATTTATTCTATGTACTATTTCACAATAGTTTTGTAATAAATTCATTTCTTCTTTTGTTAAAAAATTATTTATTTTTTTAAATTTAAAATCTTTTCCTATAATGCCCATGATACTACTGAATACCTTTCTCCTGAAATTACAGGTTGTACTGAATGAGGGTATAAAAAATTACTTGGCCAAATTATAAGTCTATTTTTTATCTTTTGAATTTCTAAAGTATTTTCTCCAATAGGTGTAGCAAACATTAAACTACCCCCTTCATAATCATCATTAATTAAAAAAATACCAGATAGAGTTCTTGGAGTTTGCAAAGAGTGGTCTACGTGAAATCTATAGTGACCTCCTGCTGTATATTTTAAAATCGAAACATTTTCTAATTTAAATATTCCAGTATTATTTACGTCTTGAAAATATTTTTTATAATAAGTTTTAAAAACAGATGTAAGATAATTACACCAATGAACCACAGTTAAACTTTTTTCATTTATGTTAGTTAAATTCCAAATTTTTGTATTTCTAATACTTTTATCTACTTTTTGTTTATCTAGCGCTACTATTTTACCATCTTCAAAGTAAGTATTATTTTTACATACTTTAAAAAGATTTTCTAAAACTTCACTTGAAAGAACATCATCATAAATTCTTATATAAGAATTTAACAAAATAGGGTTTGGTTTATTTATTTCCATGATTTTTTATTCCAAAATTTTTCTTTATAATTATTTATTATTTTAAATTGCAGAAAAAAATTTTCTTTAGCATTTTCGATAACAGTATCACTCTCTATTTTCATTTTCCATCTCTCTCTTTTAAAAGGTATAATTTGAACATAAGGTGTTCCCATTTTAATTACTGTATCTAAAACAGGATATTTATCTCCATTTATAATAAATGGAAAATTTATCTGTGTTGGAAATGTATCCGTATCTACAATTCCAGGTATGATTGAAAATCGATCATCAGTATTGTTAAGAGGAGGAACAAACAAACATGAATAACCCGGAGGAGTTTTTATAATCCAAGGATTTAAAATTTTATAAAAAGGTAAATCTTTATTTTTATTTACATAGGGACATTCTTTACCTAATTGTGGATAAGGGTGTTCTTGTCCATTAGAATTTAAATTCATAAAATTAAGTTCTTTTCTTTCCGATAAAATTGTACTAAAAAAACTTCCTCTTTCTCCACCTTTAACATGATTATGTATGATTCTATAATCTAATGGCGTTTTTAAAAGATAACCAGTAGTTAAGGTATCTAAAAAAGGCATACAACCTTTTATAGTTTTAAATTCAGGAGTATGTTTTAATTTTTTAAACCAATCTGGAATATGTAATTTAATTGGTTCTGGTAAAAGTTCTGTTCTTTTTAAATACTCTTCCTCTACCTTGAATGTTAATATTTTTTCAAACATTTAACATTAATAACTTATATTTTATGATTGTAAAGGTGATATGTATTCTATTGAGTTTGAAATTAAGTATTTTCCGAAACTTTCATTCATTGGAAAACTTACAGAAGAAGTATCAAAATTTTTTAAAAAATTACAATAATTTTGTATCTTTGTATAGTTACTATTTTCTTTACAAATACTTAACCAATTTTCAAAATGTTGAATTTCATGATTAATTACATTTTTTAACCATTGTTCATTTTGAGGACCCATGGGTTCAGTAATATCTACAATATTATATACACCATTAGAGTATTCTACTGAAGCTGAAAATGTTCTTATTTTATCAAAATCAGAATTAGAAATTGTTACAATATCGTAATCTGAATCAATAATATTTAAATTAGATTTTTCCGCATCATCTGCAGCTACTTTAAATAAGTAATTATCTTTAGTTGCAATTAAATATGCCATTTTCTACTCCATTAAGCTTGTTCATTAGTTGTAAAATATAGACCACCGCCTACGCCAGGGTTACCGTTATATCCCTGAATTACTGCACCGTTTCCACCTGTACCGGCATCTCTAAATAATATTTGAGAATTAAAGTTTCCAATTGTTGCTCCTGGAGCATTTCCAGGGTTTCCTGGAGGAGGGGGTGAGTTTTGTGAAACCTGTCCTCCTTGTCCTCCATTAACAGTAAATAGTCCAGTCACACTTGTACTACCACCAGCACTACCAGCCTGGTTATCTGTTGGACCACCACTTCCTGGGGCTCCAACAGTATAAGAGTAAGGAGTAGATGCTGAAATAGGTCCAGAGTAAAAACCAAAACCACCTGATCCGCCCTTACTTCCAGGTACACCACCTAAGTTATTTATACGACCAGATCCACCGCCACCGCCTCCCCAGGCATACGCTTGGTATTTAGTAGCTCCTGATCCAGTTGTAAAACTTGATGAAGAGGGTCCTACGTTAAAAACTTTAGGATACATGTTGTTACCTCCTGCAGTACCAGAAGATGCAGCAGTAATTCTTCCATCTGCATCGACAGTGATTGTTGCAACAGTGTACTCTTGAGCTGTAACTCCAGTTGCGATCAATTGAGTTGATCCAACAGAATCTGTAGCAAGTTTAGCTTGTGTAATTGTAGATTGAGCAATGTTATTTCCTGTAACAGCAGATGCTGCTAGTTTTGCAGTAGTAACATTTGATGCTAAAATTTTATCAGTAGTAACTGCGTTGTTAGAAATTTTTGCAGCTGTAATTGCATTGTCATCAATTTGAGCAGAACCAATAGTTCCACCTAAAGTGTTTAATGCGATCTCATTTAAATTTGTTCCATCAGAATAAGCAGCAACGATTGCAGCTTCTCCTGCAGTGAAACCAGTTCCAGTTGCAGTTTTAATTGTTAAATTTGTTACTCCAACTACAGCAGATAAATCTATAATGTAAAATTTTTCAATTCCATCTGGAATTGTTACAGTAGATGCAGTTGTTAAAGTTCCAGTAAATTTAAGAACCATATTTCTTGCATTGGATAATGCAGCGTTAGACATTGTAAGAGCTACAGTGCCACCATCAGTAAGTGCTATTGATTGATAACCTGCAATTGCTTGTTGAATTAAATTTAAATTGTTGTTTGTATTAATACCCCATGTACCAGCGTTTTCGCCAGTGGCCATTAATTCGAGTTTTAGATCTGTTGAGTAACTAGATGCCATAAATTTTTTCTCCTAAATAATTATAATTTTACCTTAATCATGCTGCTAAATCAACCTCTGTCCAAACATTGTTTACCCCTAGATTAATCTCTTGCCAAGCTGTTACTTTAACTTGACCTACTGAGAAAGTAGCTGAAACTCCAGTTGGTTGAACTAATGCATTACCTGTAACTGTAACTGAACCTATAGATGAAGTCAATTCTATACCAGAAACTCCTATGATTTGCCCTGGTATTTCTTCAGGATTTCCAAGGCTACCTGTTAACTGTTGCCCTGTAACAGGCTCATTAGTAGACTGTACTAAAGTAAAATCTCCTAAAGTCATTGTAGCTTCTATTCCAGTAACTGGAACATCTTGTCTTGTGCCACCAACTACTTGACCTATATTACTTGTTAATTCAATACCTGTTACATCTACTGTAGCTGTACCAGTGACATCTGCTACTGATCCTGCAGTAGCGTCTAATTGATCTTCTGAAGCTATTACAAAAATATCTTGGTCAATTTGAATTGAGAAAGATGGATTTGCGTATGTAATTTGTAATGCATCTGGTGCAGTTACAGTTACATCTACATCTGTTATTGCAGTTTCGTCTCCTAAAGATGCAGTTAATTGTATTCCAGTTCCGTTAGTAGGTATTACAGAATAATTTACACCCCAACCTAAGTTTCCAAAAGTATCTCTACCCCAACCAGCACCAATTAAATATGTTGGATCAACTGTTAGTTGACCTGCAGAAGTTGTAGCTTGAGAGCCTGTTACATTAACACCAATACCAACTACTTCTTCACCAATGTATGTTTGAAGTTGTTGTCCAGTTGGTATTAGATCTACCGAAGTACCACCAGTGGCTCCAGCGTTAGTTGCAGTTAATTGTATTCCAGTAACATCAATGTTAGCGTTAGCTGTTATTGTTACGGATCCTACAGAGTATGTAGCTTGAATTCCTGTTGGATTTGCAAATGCTCCAGATAAATCACCCCAAGCATTTTCACCCCAAGTGTCACCACCCCAACCTACTTGTAATTCAGCTGTTGCAGTAACTGAACCAATGGATGAAGTCGAACTAATACCTGATACGGTTGTACTTGCGTTACCTTGTAACCCAAATTCACCTATACCAAATGCTAGTTCTCCCCATCCATTAGCCATATCATTTTAGTTCCTTATTACGCAATTCTTAGAATCGCAGCAGAAGTTGTGAATGCAGGGAACTGGATTGTAAATGTTCCAGATGTTGCAGTCTTGTCTGCTCCAAAATCTAAAACAGCAACTGCTTCAGTAGTACCAGTACCACCGTCAGTAGTTGTGTTATAAATTAAAGCACCTTTTGCTGTTAGTGTTACACCTGTGAAAGATAAATCAGCGAAGCTAGTAATAGCGACTCCTGATGAAACTTTAACACCTTGGTTTACTAAAGCTTTACCCCCTGCAGTGTAACCTGCTGGTGAAGATACTTCAGAAGTTGATGAATAGTTAGTTGTTGATGCACCTAAAACAGCAGTAGAAATATACATTGCTAATTTGAATGTATCTGCGCCACTGTCAAAATCATGCTCACCAGCTAACAATTGCTTTTTAAATGAATTGCAAATTGCATTAGTTGTAATAGCCATAATTATTCTCCTTTAATTAATTTTATGGTGATGGT